ATGTATGGGGACGACCCCGTTAACTTTGTGAAGAACGTATTGGGGGCAAAGCCGCAGCCTTGGCAGGAGGAGTTTCTGAGGAAGATTGCGAGGGGCGAGCGGCGGATCAGCGTCCGCGCTGGACACGGCGTCGGGAAGTCCACGGCGTGTTCATGGGCGCTGATTTGGCACATGAGCTGCCGTTATCCACAGAAATCTATCGTGACGGCACCGACGGCAAGCCAGTTGTTTGATGCTTTGTTTGCGGAGCTGAAATCGTGGATGAACAAGCTGCCGCCGGTTCTAAAGGACAGCTTTGAGGTTTTCAGCGACAAGATCACGTTCAAGGCGGCCCCGGAGAGCAGCTTCATTAGCGCGAGGACGAGTAGCAGCGAGAGGCCGGAGGCGTTGGCGGGCGTTCACTCTGAGCATGTGTTGCTGGTGGTTGACGAGGCGAGCGCGGTGCCGGAGTCAATCTTTGAGGCGGCGTCGGGTTCGATGTCGGGACACTCAGCTACGACAATTTTGATTTCCAACCCGACGCACAACAGCGGGCTGTTTTACAAGACGCATCATGAGCTGGCTTCGGATTGGAACCGGATGCATGTGAGTTGCATTGATAATCCTCTGGTGAGCCATGACTTCGTTGCGCAGATCAAGGCGACGTATGGGGAGGACAGCAACAGATTCAGGATCAGGGTTCTTGGCGAGTTTGCTTTGGGTGATGACGATACGTTGATCCCGGCTGAGTTGGTGGACGGGGCGATGATTCGGGATATTACGGCACCGGCAAACGAGCCTATGATTTATGGCGTTGACGTTGCGCGGTTTGGCACGGACAGGACGGCGCTGTGCAAAAGGCGCGGGAATGTCGTGATTGAGATTAAGTCTTGGGGCGGCTTGGACTTAATGCAGACGGTTGGCGCGATTGTGAACGAGGCGAAGCTGGATAGCCCTGACGAGATATGTGTTGACACGATTGGTCTTGGGAGCGGGGTTGCAGACCGTTTGCGGGAGCAGGGCTTTAATGTTCGAGATGTGAATGTGTCTGAGAGTTCTGCGATGAACCCTAATGCGAACCGGCTGCGGGATGAGTTGTGGATGTCTGTGAAGGACTGGCTGGCGGCGCGGGCTTGCAAGATACCGAAAGATGACACTCTGCGTCATGAATTGGTTGCGCCGCGTTATGCGTTTTTGAGCAACGGGAAGCTGGTGGTAGAATCCAAGGACTCGATGCGGAAGCGGCGTATGAGATCGCCTGACTTGGCGGATGCTTTGTGCCTGACTTTTGCTGGTAATGCTGCTATGGTTGGCGGGCGTGCGTTGGCCTGGAGGCCGGGCAAGCCTTTGTCCCGTGGTATTAGAGGTGTTGTGTGAAATCACCTGCATGGACCCGCAAAGCCGGGCAAAATCCAAAGGGCGGTCTGAATGCGAAGGGCCGTGCGTCTTACAAGGCTGAGACGGGCGGGACTTTGAAGGCTCCTGTAAAATCCGGCGACAACCCGCGCCGGGCTTCGTTTTTGGCTCGTATGGGCGGAATGCCTGGCCCTGAGCGGGACGAGAAGGGCAAACCGACGCGATTGCTTTTGTCGTTGCAGGCGTGGGGAGCTTCATCCAAATCGGATGCGAAGAAGAAGGCTGCGGCTATTTCTGCGCGTAACAAGGGGAAGAAGTGATGAAGAAGCCTGTTTGGGAAACAAAAGACCCGACGAAGAAAGACAAGAAGCTGACGGCAGGCCAAAAGGCGTCTGCGAAGAAGATGGCGGCCAAGGCTGGCCGTCCTTATCCTAATTTGGTTGACAATATGCGGGCTGCGTCTCGCGTGAAGAAAGGAAAGTGACATGAGCAGCTTTTTGGCGAATGGCCGCGTTTGGGGTGATGCCGCTTCAATCACCAAGTCTGACACGGCTGACAACTCCTATTCCGGCATTTATGTCGGCGGTACGGGAAATGTTGTTGTTGTGACTGAGGCAGGCACTGAGGTGACGTTTAGTTCTGTGCCGGTTGGGGTTGTTATTCCAATCCGTACTCAGAAGGTTAAGGCTGCTACGACAGCTACTCTTTTGGTGGGGTTCAAGTGATGGCTGAGATGCCGAACGGTCTTTTGTCTCCGCGCATGAAGGAGATGATGGGCGAGGGCGAGATGGATCGTTCTTGTCCTGCGGCAACGCGGGATGTGACGTTAAATCTTAAAAACAGGGGCAAGGCTATCAAGGTTGCCCAGTATGGCCCCATGAACCCGCAAGAGACGAATGATGACTACTGGCGAAAGATGGCGGACAAGTGGGATGTCCCTGTTGAGGAAGCTAAGACCATGCGCTGCGGTAACTGCGCTGCGTTTATCAAGACGCCTGAGATGCTCAAATGCATTGAGATTGGCCTTTCTTCTGATCGACCAGATGCAATGGATGTTGTGGAAGCGGGAGACTTGGGATTCTGCGAAGTATTCGACTTCAAATGCGCGTCTGATCGTACATGCTCGGCGTGGATCACTGGCGGGCCGGTTGAGGAAGAAGAATACGAATACGAAGATATGGAGGAAGAAGATGAAGAGTCTTGATAAGATCGCAAAGGTCATGGGTGAGTACAAGCGTGGAACTCTTCACGCTGGAGTAAACCCTAAAGGTACGAAAAAGGCTCCTTTGGCGAAATCACGCAAGCAGGCAATTGCGATTGCTTTGTCTGAGGCTGGAAAGAGCCGGAAGAAGTAATCTTGTACACGAGGATTTGACATGGCTACGCAGGGCATCAAACCGGGAACTTATGACCCGGACCTTATTCCACAGTCTGCTGATGGGCCTCACAATGAGGCTTATAATGATGAGACCGGGTATTTGACGCCTTACAATAAGCCAATGTCTGACGAGGAATTCCGCTACATTGTGTTTCAGGCGATTGAGGATGCTGGGACGTATATCGACAGCTACCTTGCGCCTGAACGTGAACGCGCAATGTCGTATTACCTTGGCAACAATCTGGGTAATGAGGAAGATGGACGCTCTCAGGTTGTTCTGACTGAGGTGCGCGATACTGTTTTGGCAATGCTGCCATCCTTGCTGCGGATTTTTACCAGCGGCGACAAGGTTTTGGAGTTTGTGCCAACCAGCGCAGAAGACGTTGCCGCTGCTGAGCAGGCAACCGATCTGGTGAATTACATATTCTATCAGGAAAACCCCGGTTTCAGAATTTTGCATGATGCGATGAAGGATGCCCTGATCCTTAAGACGGGCGTGCTGACATGGCACAAGTATGATGAAGAAACGGTTGAGTATTATTCTTATTCAGGGTTGCTCCCTGATGAAGTGAATATGCTCCTGAGCGATCCTAACGTTGAGATGGAGGAGCTTTCTGAGGAGCGCAATCTTGATACTGGCGAAGTTCGAATATCACTTTCAATCAAGCGTGTGAACCGCTCGCCAAAGTATCGCATTGAGGCGATTCCGCCTGAGCAATTCCTGATTGAGAACGAAGCTACGTCAATTGATGACGCTTTGTATGTTGGGCGGCGGAAGCTGGCGACAATCTCTGAGCTTGTTGCGATGGGGTATCCTCGTGATGTGATCGAGATGAACGCCGGTACCGGCGGCTTTGAGATGAACCAGGAAGTGATTGTCAGGAATCCTGCTGACCAGTCTTTCTTTGGCATTACAAACCAGAACGACGAATCGACGGACAAGGTGTTTTATGTCGAGTCGTATATCCGGGTTGACAAGGACGGCGACGGCATAGCGGAGCTTCACAAGGTTTGCTCTGTAGGTAATGGTGGTTACATCTTACATCAGGAAGTTGTCCAACAAGCGCCGTTTGCTTTGCTTGAGCCTGATCCGACGCCTCACACAATTTTTGGTAAGTCAATTGCAGACCAGACAATGGATTTGCAGTTGATTAAGTCTTCCATCATGCGAAACACGCTTGACAGCTTGGCGCAGTCTATTCACCCGCGCACAGTTGTTGTTGAGGGTCAGGTCAACATTGATGATGTCATGAATGTTGAGACTGGTGCTGTTATCCGCGCCCGTGCGCCGGGTATGGTGCAGCCACTAACGGAACCTTTTGTGGGCCAACAGGCTCTTGGAGTGATGGGATACCTTGACGAGATCAAAACGCAGAGGACCGGAATTTCTAGGGCGTCTCAAGGTCTCGATGCGGATGTGTTACAATCAACGACACGCGCAGCGGTACAGGCGCAGCTTTCTTCATCGCAAGAGCGCTTTGAGATGATTGCTCGCCTGTTCTCTGACGGCCTGAAGCGGTGTTTTCAGGGCGTGTTGCAAATGGTTGTGCAGCATCAGGACAAACCCAAGATTGTTCGTCTTCGCAACCAGTTTGTCCCGATTGATCCACGTTCGTGGAACACGAAAATGGACATGATTGTGAACATTGCCCTTGGGCGCGGTTCGGATGAGCAGCGTATGGCGTTCTTGCAGGGCATCTTGGCGCAGCAGAAAGAGATCATTTCCAATTTTGGCCCTTACAATCCATTGGTGTCGCTGGAACAGTATCGAGACACGCTGGCTGAAATCACGAAGCTGTCTGGCTATATGGACCCTGCGAAGTTCTGGAAGGAAGTCACGCCGCAGGAGGTTGACGCATTCATGCAGCAACAGGGCCAGAAGCAGTCACAGCCTGATCCGGCTACGATTTTGGCACAGATCGAGGCTGAGAAGATTAAGGCTGACATTGTTATCAATGCGGCAAAGCAGGAACTGGAGCGCCAGAAAGCTGCGGCATCCGCTGACTTTGAGCGTGATAAGCTGTTTGTCGATGCGATGCTTCGCGCCGCCGAGATCGAGGCTAAGTATAACACACAGGTGGATATGGCGCTTATCAAGGGCGAGGTAGACCGCCAGAGGACTGAAATACAGTCGATGTTCAAAACGGCGCAGGGACCAGCGCCTAGTGATGTTGGGATGATGCAGTGATGCAGCCATTTAATCATAAAGCGGTTGAGCAATCGACCGTCTTTAGCTTGGCCAGCCGCAACACCGGCGACTACCAGGACTGCGGTACCGCGCTGATCGACCCGTGGGGCTCGGATGAAGATGAAGGTTGTTGACCTATTCGCCGGCGCGGGCGGGCTGAGTCTGGGCTTTGAAATGGCTGGCTTCGCGACGGGCTATGCGCTTGAGCATGACAAGTGGGCCGCCGAGACCTTCGCGGCAAACATGCCCGATGTGCGCGTTGACGTCTGTGATATCCGGAACATCCGGGACAGCGAGATCCGCAAGAGAGTGGGGTTTGTCGACTGTCATCGTAGGTGGTCCACCCTGTCAGGGCTTCTCACACAGCAACACAGCTTCGCGGGACCCGAGGGACCCGCGGAACACCTTGTTCCAGGACTACATCCGCTTTCTCGGTGTACTCCGCCCCGAAGCGTGCGTGATTGAAAACGTAAAGGGCCTGTGCACCGCGACCAATGAATCGGGACAACAGGTTCTCTCGATCATTATGGAGAGTCTCTCTGCTGTTGGCTATGAAGCGCAGAGTTTTCTCTTGGACGCGGCTGACTACGGCGTTCCGCAGCATCGCGACAGGCTGTTCATCGTAGGGCTTCGGCATGACATCGAAAAAAGAGACTGCCTTCCTGCGCGTACGCATGGCAAGAGCACCTCGGCGAACCTGTCGCTTTTTGAGCGCTCGCCCGTCCCCCACGTGACCCTATGGCAAGCCATATCTGACCTGCCGCAGATCGTTCACGACTCGGTCCCATCCGTCCTGAAATATGAATACCAGGCGGCCAATGATTATCAGGCGTTGATGCGTGCCGGTGCCGTCGAGATCTTGAACCACGAGCCGATGAGGCACACCGCGCGTCTTGTCAATCGCTTTGCGCGCATCACGTGCGGCGAATCGGAAGCAGACGTTCCCGACGAACTATCCCCCCGAAGGCGGGGCGACCCCGAAGAGTTGTCAGGCAAGCGCTATGGCCAGAATAGTCGAAGGCAACACCCAGACTATCCCTGCAACACGATTCCGGCATCATCGCACACCAACTTTATCCATCCATACCTGCACAGGAACTTTACCGTGAGGGAGCTGGCTCGCATTCAGTCCTTCCCAGACCGATTCGTATTCAGGGGCAAGCGAGCAGTTCTTAGCCGCTCCCTTTCGCTCAGAAAAGGTCTGGTGGACGATGCGTTCCTCGATCAAAGAGCGCAGGTGGGGAATGCGGTCCCGCCGCTCTTGGCGAAGGCTGTCGCAGACGTCATCGCCGAGGCGTTGGCCTCCAAGCGAGCGAGGTGCGCGTCATGAACCTCGCTGTGCTCGACCTGATGCTTCAGAATGAGATTTACTTTTTCCAAGCCCACCGATTTGGTGAGGATGAGCTGTCTCATTCTTTCCGGTTTATCAAGGAGGGCTAATGTCAACTTTCGAGCAAGAGCAGCTTTGGATTGCGGCGAAGGCGCTGACCAAGGACGCTGCGGTTGCGGAAGTTTTGCGCCGCATGAAGGAGAACGCAACTGACTCTTGGGCGTCATCTCCTCCAGAGGCGGACGCCAAGAGGATGGAGGCGTACTATATGGTACGAGCCATAGCCGCATTTGAGTCTGAGCTTACTGCCCTGGCGGCAGAGCCGGATATTTTGCGGTTCAACAGGCGCTTGAGAAAAGCGTAACGATGGAGTATAAACTTGTCTAATACCGAACAATCGCAGCCCAGCGAACTCGGTCTTGCAGATGCCGCTGCCAGATTTGCGTCTCTGATGGACGGTCCGCCGCAACCTAAAGATAATGCAAAAGCAGAGGCTCCTGCCGCAGTCGAAGAGGCTGAGGCGGCAGAAGATGCGTTCTATGACGCGCAGTCATTGTCGGAAGAGGCGACCGAAGAGGTGTCTGACGATGACGGTGGGGACGAAGCTTCTGGTTCTGATGAGGATGTCTCTACGGAGAATCTTCCAGATGACGCTCTGGTCACCGTCATTATTGACGGCAAGGCGCAGAAAGTCACCCTGAAAGAAGCCCGCGAGGGGTATCAACGTCAGGCGGATTACCAGCGCAAGACACAGGCTGTTGCAGAGCAACGGCGTGAGGCAGAGGCGCTACGTCAGGCGGCGGAGGCTGAGAGGAATACTTATGCCGATGCTGTGAGTGCGTTACGCGCGGAGATGGAAAGGTATCTTCCGCAAGAACCGGACTGGCAGCGTTTGCATCAGGATGACCCTATCAACTTTCCGATCATTGAGAAGCAGTGGCGTGATTACAAGGCCCAACTTGCTAACATCCAGCAGCAAGAGGCAGCAATCAGGCAACAGCAGGCTTATGAACAGCAAGAACAGCTTAGGATGGTTGTCGAGGAAGGACGCAAGTACATCTTCGAAAAAGTTCCTGAGTGGAAAGATGAAGCCAGGTGGAGCGAGGCGCAAAAGCACCTTCGTGAATACGGCAAGACGGTTGGCTATTCTGATGCAGAATTGGCCGCTGCCACCGACCCACGGGCTATTATTGTTCTTGAGAAGGCGCGTAAGTATGACGCTCTTCAGGCTAATCGGCCTCAACCCAATAAAGGGCAGGCTCCAAAGCCAATGAGGGCGGGTACTGTAGCGTCATCGCCTCGACAAACGACCGAAATTGCAAAGGTAAAACAGCGTCTCAAATCCACTGGCCACGTTAATGACGCGGCTGCAATCTTCGCTATGCTAGACAGGAAGTAGAACCATGCCATCTGTATCCAAAGTCACAACCTACGACGCTCCCAACTCAATTCGAGAAGACCTCTCGAACATCATATATGACATCTCGCCAGCTGACACGGCGTTCATTTCCAATGTCGGGCGTGATACCTGCGAAAACACCTACTTCGAGTGGCAGACCGACGCTCTTGCGGCGGCTGACACGACGAACGCGGTGATCGAAGGCGCTGACGCCGGTAACGCTGAATTTACACCCACCGTTCGTGTTGCCAACTACACGCAGATCAGCCGCAAGGTTATCTCTGTGTCGGGTACTGACGATGCTGTAAACAACGCTGGTATGCGCACCCAGATGGCCTATCAGACCGCCAAGGCTGCGAAAGAGCTGAAGCGTGATATGGAAGCCATTCTGACGAGCAATCAGGCTGGTGTCGCGGGCAATACGTCAACGGCTCGTAAAACGGCTGGTCTGCCGACTTGGCTCATCACCAACTCGCAGGCGAACGCCGCGACGGTTTCGGCCATGTCGGGCGCTAGTGGTAACGGCTATCCCAGCACTGCCTGGACTGGTCTTTCAACCGCGACTGACGTTGCCTTCACCGAAACCATGCTCAAGACTGCCATTCAGCAGGTTTGGGAACAGGGCGGAGACCCGTCGATCCTGATGGTGAACGCCTACAACAAGACGGTGGCGTCTGCGTTTTCTGGTCTTGCCCAGCAGCGCATGAACTATACCTCTGCCCAGCCGATGAAGATCCTGGCGTGCGCGGATGTGTACCTTGGCGATTTCGGTGAAGTGGCTATTGTCCCGAACCGCTTCTCGCCGGGCAACTTCGCGTTCGTTCTCGACCCCGAATATGCTTCGGTTTCGTATCTGCGTCCGTTCCGCACGTTCGATCTCGCCAAGGCTGGCGACTCGGACAAGAAAGAAATGGTTGTGGAATACGGCCTGCGTATCAAGAGTGAGAAGGCTCACGCGGTGGTTGCGAACATCATCGCTTCGTAAGATAAGGAGAGCGGGGCTTCGGCCCCGCTCTTTCTTTGGAGGATTGTATGGCTGAAGAATACGCTCCCGGTTCTTTTGTTCTCGGTCACGACAGCTTGACTGGCACGACTACAAAAATGCATGTCACGACAGACCAGAAGCTGGTCTTTGAGGATATTGTCCAGATTGACCGGATTGCTGAACAAAACAAGGCCGCCAGGGACGCAATCAGCAAGACAGATCGGCTTCCTGATGGTATGGTTAGAGTGGCATCTTTGCCAATGGTGGTGTATCTTGAACTTCAACAGAAGGGCATTCTGAAGGACAAGATCGCTTTTCGAAAGTGGCTAAATTCTGAGGCGGCTGCGCCTTACCGGACCCACAGGATCACGAGCTGATGGCGACGATTACGAATTATTCGACGCTTCAGGGCGCAATTGCCGACTTTCTAAACCGGACTGATCTGACATCTCAGATTCCGATGTTTATCCAATTTTGTGAGGCTGATCTGAATACGCGCCTCCGGTGCCGGGAGCAGATCGTCCGGGCAACAACGACCAATGATGATGAGTTTGTTCGCCTACCGGCTGATTTTGTTGAGGCAATCAACCTTCAGATTGTAGGCGGACAGACGCCTCTGCGTTATGTGACGCTCGATCAGGCAGATAAAATCAAGGAAGCGCAGATTTATAATCAGGTTCGTGCTTATTCGCTAATGAATGGCGCTATTGAGCTTGTCCCCGCGCCGTCTGACGATGTTGAAATTGAGATGGTGTATTATGGCAAGGTTCCCGCCTTGTCTGATGCAAACACAACGAACTGGCTTCTGACGCAAGCCCCGGATGTGTATCTGTACGGCTCTCTTCTTCATTCTGCCCCGTTCTTGCTGGACGATCAGCGTATTCAGACCTTCAGTCTGTTTTACTCATCCAGGGTGGATTCTCTCAACGCAAGCTCTGACAAGGTGCTGCATAGTGGCTCGCCATTGATTGCGCGAACCCGTCGCGCTTACGCTTAGGCAGGAGATAGAAATGTCGAAATCCAACGCATTCGAAAACGCTCTTTTGCAGCTAATCTTCAACGCGACGGCAATCGCCAATCTGGCTGACAATGCGGCATCGTCTCCTTTGACGAACCTGTATATTTCGCTTCACACGGCTGATCCTGGTGAAGCTGGCGACCAGTCAACGAGCGAGGCAACTTATACTGGATATGCCCGTGTCGCTGTTGCTCGCACTTCTGGTGGATGGACTGTGACGGCAAATAGCGTTTCGCCTGTTGCTAATATCGACTTCCCGATTGCGACTGGTGGAACGAACACGATCACATATTTTGGCGTAGGCTCTGCGTCTTCTGGAGCGGGTGTCTTGTATTACAGCGGAACTGTCACGCCAAACATTTCAGTTGTGAATGGCGTTATTCCGCGACTTCGCACGACCTCGACGATTACTGAGGACTAATAAATGGCGCATGTCACCGCTGATCGCGTCCGCGATACGTCCACGACCAATGGAACTGGGGCGTTTTCGGTTTCTGGCACGGCTCCGACAGGATACCGAACATTTTCGGATGTCCTATCTGTGAGCGACACATGCTGGTATGCAATCCAGCATCAAACCGCTGCGGAATGGGAAGTTGGGCTTGGCACCTATTCAAGCCTTAACACGATCACGCGCACGACTGTTCTAGCATCATCAAATTCGGGTTCTGCTGTTAACTTTTCAGCAGGCACGAAAGATATATTCATCACGCTGGCTGCGACAAAGACGTTGCAGCAGGATAATAGCGGCGCGGTAATTATCGACGCCAACTCTTCATCCAACGCACTTCGCATCACCCAAACCGGCGCAGGCAATGCTTTGCTGGTTGAAGACAGCGCGAATCCAGATGCAACGCCGTTTGTGGTCGATAGCGAAGGCAGAGTTGGTATTGGGACGAGTTCGCCATCTCAACAATTAACAGTTAATGGCACTGCTGCTGCAAATGCGTTCCTTTTGGTAGCTAATCAGCACCTAATCTATGACGCTGATTCGACTACCATAGCGATTCGCATAGGTGCTGCTGGTCCTTTTTACGGGATTGGAACAACAGGCTCTGATAATCTACGTCTCAATAATGCATCGGGTGGTGACATCCTGTTCGCAGCGTCTGCCACGGAGCGTATGCGCATCACCAGCTCAGGTAATGTTGGTATTTCGACTACATCCTTTGGCTCTGGTGTGGGCGTTATCGGTATCGCTAACGCGACAACTGTTCCATCTACAAATCCTTCTGGTGGCGGCGTTTTATATGTTGAAGCAGGCGCTCTCAAATATCGCGGATCATCTGGCACCGTCACCACCATCGCAAACGCATAACGGATAACCCTCATGGCAACCGCAATCGAATGGATCGTCTCACAAATGGACTGCTACCCTGAAAAAGAGGGAGAGCAGGACGTTGTGTTTATTGTGCATTGGCGTTGCAACGGAGCGGACGGGCAATATAGCGGGACAGCCTACGGCACGCAGGGTGTCACCTACGAAGCCGGAGCGCCATTCACGCCATACGCTGATCTCACCAAAGCACAAGTCATCGGATGGGTGCAGGCGTCGATGGGTATCGAGCGCGTTGCTGAGATCGAAGCATCTGTCTCGAACCAGATTGAAAACCAGAAGAACCCTCCGGTCGTATCGCCGCCTCTTCCTTGGTGAAATATGACACATGAAATGGCGAGAGCATTAGCGGATGCCGGATATATCAGCGTGGCTGAGTATATTCGGTTGTGTGAGGAAAACGGTTGGGTGAACGTCAATTGAGGGGAAGATGGAAAATAAAGAAATCTCGATCACATTGCCTGTTCAGGCTTGGAATGTGGTGATGAATGCGTTGGGCCAGCGGCCTTATCTGGAAGTTGCGGAGTTGATCGCAAACATCAAGGTACAGGCTGAGAATCATCTTCAAAAGCAAGAGACGCCCGCTGACCCCAGCGAGTAGAGGACCGTGAGAAGTGCCGTATGACTGGCTAGGCATATCGTCTTCTGCAATCTCGTCTGGAGCAATTTCAGGCGCGGAGGCGGTTCGGTATGTCGAGGCGGTTGGGACTGCTGAAGGAACATCAACTGTTTCTGGAGTTAGTGGGGCAACGGCTGGAAGCGTAGGGGTAGCAGTCGGAACGTCAACAGTCACGGGTTACGGCGCTGTTGTTCTTGACATTGTTGGCTCTGCCGCAGGGACATCAACAGTTGCAGGTTACGGCGCCGCTGTTCTTGAAATTGTTGGCTCTGCATCAGGGACTTCCATCGTCTCTGGATTCATTGAGTCTATTGCAACAGCGGATGGGTCAGCCGCTGGGACTTGCGCTGTTAACGGCATCAGTGGGGCAATCGCTGGAAGTGTAGCATCGGCAACTGGCACATCTTCTGTGTCTGGCGTTGCGTCCGCTGTTTCAAACGCCACCGCTGATGCCGTTGGTAGCTCTTCTGTCATCGGCATATCTGGCTCTATTTCTGGCGTTACCGCAAATGCATCAGGAACATCAACGGCTTCTGGAGTTAGTGGGGCAACGGCTGGAAGCGTAGGGGCAGCAGTTGGTACATGCGTTGTTATTGCCTTTGGGGCAAATGTTGGGTGGACGCCACAACAAAACGATGATGCAACATGGTCCGACCAAGCCCTAGTTTCTGCATCTTGGGCAGCCCAGGCCAGCAGCGCGTCTGATTGGACGGAAGTTCCAATGGAAACTCCAGTCTACGGGACCAACATTATTTCAATCTCATCCTCTGCAATATCTGAGTCACCGGCTTCAGGGCAAAGTGTCCCGCAGTTTAACAACAAGTGGATTGCGCAATATACAACGTCATCCAGTTGGGTTAAAAAGGCTGCTTAGGAGAGCGCAATGGCTGACTCATATACATCAAACCTCAACCTTACGAAGCCAGAAGTAGGTGCTTCTAAGGATACCTGGGGAACGAAGCTAAACTCAGACTTGGACTCGCTTGATGCCCTGTTTACCGCAAATGGTAGCGGTACATCTGTTGGGCTGAATGTTGGGTCTGGAAAGACGCTGGTTGCCACAAACGGAACTGTTCTTCTCCCGGCTGCGGCATCTCCTGCGCAAACAGCAGATGGCTCCGTTGTTTGGGATAGCGATGATAATGTTTTGACCGTTGGCACGGGGTCTGCCCGCAAAACAATGGTTGACACTGACAGCACTCAGACGTTGACCAACAAGACGCTGACATCTCCTACGGTCAATACTGCTACAATTTCTGGCGGCACCATTAACAATGCGCCGATTGGAGGAACAACGCCAGCCGCTGGAGCGTTTACTACTGTATCGGCTTCTGGCGCGATTACGGCGAGTGGCGGTTTCACGGGCGGCGGTATTATCCCGTCTGGCGGGATTATCATGTGGTCCGGCTCAATCGCCAGCATTCCCGCAGGCTGGTATTTGTGCGATGGCGCAAACGGAACGCCGGACCTGCGTAATCGTTTCGTAGTTGGCGCTGGATCGACTTACGCTGTTGCAGCAACCGGCGGTAGCAATGACGCAATTGTTGTCAGCCATACGCATACAGCAACCGTTACTGACCCAGGCCACCATCACGCTATACAATTCATCCTGCAAGACAATCAGTTTTCAGGACCGTTTGAGCGTATCCAGAACTTCACGGGCGGCCCAAATTTCTACGACAGCAGCACCTCCGTAACAGGCATCTCGGTGAGCAACTCAACCACGGGCTCGTCCGGCACAAACGCCAACCTGCCTCCGTATTACGCGCTTGCCTATATTATGAAGGCTTGATGATGGACACTCGCAGCGAACGAAATCTCAAAGGCGTTCACTCTGATCTGGTCAGGGTGGTTCGCCGCGCCGCTGAAGATAGCGGCATTGATTTCATCGTGACGGAAGGGCTGCGGACGCTGAAGCGTCAGAAACAGCTAAAGGCTGCCGGGGCTTCCAAAACCCTGAAATCCCGCCATCTGACAGGCCATGCGGTGGATGTCGCAATCAAGATTGGCGGCAAGGTTCGGTGGGACTGGCCGCTCTACGCCAAATTCGCCAAAGCCATGAAGGCTGCGGCCCGTGCTGAGAAAGTTTCAATCGAGTGGGGTGGCGATTGGATATCATTCCGTGACGGCCCGCATTATCAACTGCCGTGGGCCAAATATCCCGCATAGGAGAGAACGATGGAAGTAAGCCCAAATATTATGATGATCGTTCGTTACGCTGTTTCGGCTGGCGCGGCTTTCGGCGTCGGTAAGGGCTGGATTGGCGCTCCGGCGCAAGGCGCTGTCGTGGATGGTCTCGTTCAGCTTGTTGGCGTCCTGATCGCAGTAATCCCGCCGGTATATGCGGCACTGAAAATAGACAACACGCCAAAGACATGACGGAGATATTGGTCCTTGTTGGCGGTGTCGCAACCATTGTCTTTCTTGTCTGGATGCTCGCAAGAGCGTCCCGAAATGAGGGACTGGCTGAGGCCCGCAGTAGAGAGGCGCAGGCGGATGCAGAAGCAACACGAAAGGCGGCTAAAATTGTGGTTGAGCATCGCTCTGACGATGCCACTGCTGACCGGCTGTCAAACGGTCGCTTCTAGTCGCTGCCCGCCTCTGGCAGAATATCCTGTCGCATTCCAGCGGCAGGCGGCTCAAGAGTTTTGGCAGGCAGGGCCGAATGTTAAGGTGTTAATTACGGACTACAGCAAGCTGCGAGACGCTTGCCGGGTGCTGGAAGGTCTGAAGTGATGGCTGAAAACAGCTTAGAGCGTGAGATCGGGTCGCTCATCACTCAGATCGAGGTGCTTAACCGAGAAATGAAAGAACTCAAAACAGACGTAAGAGAGATGCGCGATGAGTTTTCTTCAATTAAGGGCGGCGGTCGTGTTATGATGGGAATTGCAGCCTTTCTTGGCTCGGGCCTGACTTGGGGTATTACACAACTGTTTGGGAAGAACTAATGCCTCTTGCTCCTCTAAATATTCCTCCTGGTGTTGTTAGGGCCGCAACCCCATTGCAGGTCAAAGGGCGCTGGTATGACGCCAACTTGATACGCTGGCGATCTGGGGAGCTGATGCCGGTTGGCGGATGGGAGCGCATTACAGAAACCCCGCTGCCCTCTGCCGTCAGGGGCATTTTTGCATGGTCAACAAATGACAACATACAGCTTGCCTTGTTGGGGTTAAGCTCCGGTCTTTATGTTCTTGACGGGGCGACCTATACAAACATTACCCCAAGCGGGTTCACGGGCGAAACTGTTGGCCTAACCGGAGCCTATGGCGCGAGTGATTATGGCGATTTGTATTACGGCCTTGATGATCCTATTTATACGATCTCCACCGCTGTAAGGTCATCAAATACAGTTACGATAACAACTTCAACTAATCATCAGTTTCAGACTGGAACGTATGTTGTTATTGCCGGGGTTACTAACTCCAGCTTTAATGGCACATTTTCAATAACCATAACTGGTAGTACGACATTTACTTATTCACAGACTGCCGCTAACGCATCTTCGTCTGGAGGCACGGCTTCTCTTGACCCTGATGATATTCGGCCCGCCTCTTCAGCCTTTATCCCGTCTTTTTCGTGGACCTTTGATAACTGGGGTGGGGATGTTCTTGCTGTGGCGTCAAGCGATGGACGCCTGCTTCATTTCCAAAACGGAGAAACAGAAGCTGATGTTGCTGGCATTGAGGGCATAGCATCTGCGTCTCGTGTGTCCAACGTGATTACATTTACCATGAACAATTACCACGGCTTTGGGATTGGAGACACTGTTATTATTACTGGAAACACAGAAGGTACCTTTAATGATACATTTACCATAGCAACGGTTCCGACTCTTGATACATTTACTGTAAATGACTCAGGGTCTAACACAACAGGAACAGGCGGTCAGGCCGTAATATCCCCAGCAGTCCCAACCAACAACAGGGCTGTCATTGTGACCCCTGAGCGTCATGCCGTTCTTATCGGATCTGGCGGAAACAACCGGCGCGTTGCGTGGTCTTCTCGTGAAGATTACTCCGACTGGAACTTTGCATCTACGACCAATACGGCTGGTTATCTGGACATCGACACATCAAGCCAACTTGTTATGTGCGCTCCGGTTCGAGAAGGAACCCTGATCTGGACGAAGGATGAAGCGTGGCTCATGCGCTACATCGGTCTTCCTTACATTTACAGCATTGAGCGAATTGGATTCGGGTGTGGACTTATGGCTCCCAAATCCTTTGCGACATACGCTGGGCGCTGCATCTGGATGGGCGAGGAAAGTTTCTGGGTTTACGATGGTGGTGTTGTGAAGACGCTGTCTTGTGATGTTGGCGCTTTCGTATTTGAGAACATAGATCAAGATTACGGGCCGCTTTATACGCATGGCTCTGAGAACAACGTGTTTCCAGAAGCATGGTTCTGGTATCCATCTGTAGGCTCAACCACACCAGATCGTTATGTCGTTTACAATTATTCTGAGGGTTGGTGGTCTATTGGAGAAATGGACCGGACGGCGGCTTATGGCGCTGGCGTTTACAAGTTTCCTCTTGCTGCGGACAGCAACAATGATCTCTTTTTCCAAGAGTCAGGATGGACGGCTGCTGGTGTTCCTATCGAGACCGACAGATATGCTGAGACAAGCTCTCTAAATATCCAGAATGGTGGAAAGATATCATTCTTACGCCAGGCTATAACAGACAGCGGATATGGTTACGACAGCACTCAGTTGCAGGTATTTTCGTCCTTCACCCCAGAGGGCGCTGAAACCGAATCCGGTCCTTATCATCCACGTTCTGACGGCTACACTGATATGCGAGTCACTGGGCGCGACTTTAGGATCAAGGTTGAATCCACAGAAGATGCTCCGTGGAGCATTGGCGAGATGCGGATTGACTTCACAGCGAAAGGCGGCAGATGAGGATACAAGTCTCAAACCCGCCTCCGGGCTATGACCCAGGCTTCTTTAACCGCGCCTTTTCTGCTATTGAGCAGGCGTTTAGTTTTACTGTTAACCGGATTGAAGCTGTTGATAGCATCCTTCTGCAAGCGCCCGATGGTGGTGTTTGGAAGGTTACGGTAGATAATTTGGGGAACCTCGTAACGACATCGGTGCCCCTTGGACAAACAGGCTCGCCTCCTTACTAAGATGGAAAAGGCTCTCCGGTTGGGGGGTGATACGCATAGTGTGGCTGACGTTATTGCAGCCCTAAACGAAGGAAGGATGCAGGCGTTCTGGTCTGACAATGCAACGGTCATAACCCAGATTGTCCAACATCCGAAAAAGAGAGAGTTGAACGTTTTTTTGGCTTTTGGCGACTTGGATGAAGTCATGGCAATGCAGCCAAGGGTCTCTGAATTTGGCCGTAAACACGGTTGTGATTTTATGGTAATGTCAGGGAGATTTGGGTGGCAGAAAGTTCTGCCTAGTTATGGATGGAGGCGCGTTGGCGTGACCTACGCACTGCCCTTGGAGAGTAAAGATGGGTAAAAGTTCAGGCCCGCAAACGACCGTTCAGAGGACAGAACTGCCACCGTGGCTGAATGAAGCCGCTCAGGAGAATCTTCGTATTGCCGGGGAATTGGCCCAGCGGCCATATCAGCCCTATACAGGCTCAACTGTGGCTGGCTTTTCGCCTGAGCAGCAACAAGCCTTCCAGATGGCCCAGCAGAATGTCGGCTCCTATCTTCCTGCGCTCACGGCTGGCATGGGGGCAGCGGCCCAGAGTGCTTTCTATACGCCCCAGCAGGTGTCGGCCATGACGATGCCGCAGGGCGATATTAGCGCTTATATGAACCCCTATCTATCTGAAGTTGAGCAGCGCGCGACGGCTAACGCTGAAAGCGCCTTGCAGCGTCAGCTTAACCAGATTGCGGGGCAGGCGTCTCAGGCTAGGGCGTTTGGCGGATCGCGTCAGGGGATTGCTGAGGGTGTAGCTGCGGCAGAGGGCGCGCGCGGTATTGGTGACCTGTCGGCCCAACTGCGCGCTCAGGGCTATACGCAGGCCCAGCAGCTCATGCAGGCAGATCAGGCTCGCCAGTTGCAGGCTGCTCTTGCGAACCAGCAAGCCGGTCTGGCTGGGGCGGGCCTTGGATTGCAGGGGGCGAGTGTGCTTGGGAGCCTTGCTGCCCAGCGTCAGCAAATGGGACTTACGGATGCTGGTGCTATTGAGTCGATTGGCGCACAGCAACAACAACTGGCCCAGCGGGCTTTGGATGATGCCTATGCCCGCTTTGTCGAGCAGCGCGACTACCCGCTTCAGCAACTTAATCTACGTTTGGCTGCCGTTGGTGCAACGCCTTATGGGCAAACAACGACACAGACAGCAACGGGCGGGGCACAGGGCAGCAACCTGCTGACTGGGCTTGGTGGCCTTGGTACGTTTGCGTCAGGAATTGCAGCCTTGGCGTCGTTTTAATGGATACGGGGTTGCTGTTCTCAGGAGGAAAGGACAGTCTCGCCTGTCTCTATCTTTACCGCGATGTCTGGGATCGTCTCCCAGTCATCTGGGTGAATACAGGGGCGGTTTATCCTGAGATGATCGAGTACATGGAAGGATGGAAGCGGCGGTTACCTCGTTTTATCGAAGTGAAGACCAACCAGCCTGGCAATGTGGCGCAGAATGGCTGGCCGGTTGATGTTTTGCCGGTTCGGAACTCCAGCCTTGGGCGTGCGATTTATGGCAACGACCTTCCTTTGATGCAGCCATATCTGAATTGCTGCGCTGAGAATATTTGGTTTCCGCTTCATCGCGCGGTTGTTGAATGCGGCGCAACGAAGGCAATCAAGGGCCAGCGCAGGGAGGATGAGCATAAATCTACCGCGCGTGATGGAGAGATTGTTTATGGCGTCACCTATTTGATGCCAATATACGAATGGACAACGCAGCAAGTGTTTTCATATCTCAAAGATGTGGGAGCGGAGTTGGCTCCGGGCTATGAGGATGGCGAAAAGACAGGCCGCGATTGCTGGGATTGCACGGCCTATCTTGCAGACAATCAGCGCAGAATTGAGAACCTGCCTGAAGATCGCAAGTTGGAAATTAAGCGGCGACTTGGTATTATAGACCAAGCTGTTCGTGAGCAGTGGAGCAACGCTTGTGGCTAGAGTCCCCATAACTGACATTTACAACGCATTTAGGGGCGCTGGTTTCTCTGACGCGCAGGCTCGCGCTCTTGCGGCTGAAACGGGCCGTGAAACAGGTCTTCAGTCTCGCTACATCTACGGCACACACTCTGACCCGGCCAATCGTGCGACGAATTTTGGTTTGATGAGTTTTCAGGGTGATCGAAGGACGAAGGCTCTTGAATATCTAAGGCAGGCGGGCCGCATCGGTGAGGGTGGACAGATTATTCCTGGACCTGAAACTTTGCAGGCTCAAGCCCAGTTTATTAAACGGGAAATGGAAACAAATCCTGCTTATGCACGCACACGCGAACAATTCTTGGCCAATCCTAATATCGACCCGGAACAGGCCGCAGAAGTTCTTGGACGCAACTACATCCGCTGGCGTTTTAATGATCCCAAATACGCGCATCATCATGAAACAAGAAGGAAATTTCTGGATAGTATTCCTGCTGGTCAGCAATCGCCGGATTTGACGCAGGTTGGCAGCCCACTCAGCCCTGAGCCTATGACGCCAGCGCCGTATCTTGGCGGCCCTAAAATGGCTTACGCGCCAGACGTAATGACGCAGGCGCAACGATTTGGCAGCTTCCTGACGGGTGGCGCTATCCCGGCCCCAGAGATGATCCCGCAGGAGCAAGCCGACTTGCAGGCGCGACAGGCGGCGGAGTCCTTGAGGCAGCAGCAAAGCGCGATTGCTCCTTTCCAGGCCATGATGGCTGCCGGGATGAGAGAAGATGCCATGCGGCAGCGGCCTATGTCGTTGCTGCAACCTAATTTCGTACGCGGGCAATATAGCCCGATCCAGACGATGAGAGGATTACTCTGATGGCGACGTTGATGGATCAGATTATGGGGCGCACAAACCCGAGATCGTTTTCGAATGCGGTAGATCGTGATTTCACGCTTGGAGGTCGCGCGACGTTCCAGCCATACGATAGGCCGTTCAGCCGTGACGGAACCCTTGGAAATATGGGAATGCGTAATATGCTGGAAGCGCAGCGGCGTTTGGCTGCAACGGGAGTTGCTCCATCATTGCCTGCTTCTGCAACCAATTCTCCTGAATATATGCAGGCTCTGTATAATCAACTCAACCGCGCTCCAACAGGAGTTGCTCCGGCATTGCCCATTATGTTGCAGCCTGGGATGCCTCGCGGTGTTGCGATGCCGTCTGCAATGCCGGTTCCTCCGCCAGGAGTTATGGGTATGGCCCCGCTGGGTGGTTTCACTCCAATGGCACCGCCTCCCATGAACATAACTCCAACGGATGCTGCTGCTCCGGCTGCTGGCTTTTTGCCTCCTGCGAATGTTCCGCTGCCGCCGCCTCGTCCTGCTGACATAAGCGTTCGTGAAAGTTTCATGCAGAGGCTTCTTGGGAACCCGACGCAATCGAATTCAATGCCTGTTCTGCCTGCTGGCGCTACTCTTCCGTCGCAAGTAAATTGGGGCGATGTTGAAAATCCTGCGGACTTCTTCCGCGCTTCCCAAGTCCTTCAGGGGCTTCTGGGGTAAGGAGAGACAAAATGATTGAGGGTCTGCTCGGCAATGTTGGCGGCGCAATTGGAAGCGCATTTGGTGGAGCTGGCGACTTCCTGTTGAATCGTGGCCGGTATGCTGAACCCGGCGCGATCAATCCGCAATACGGCGTCCCAGAGGCGGATGTGCGTCAGGCTGGCATCAATACGCTGGCGAATGTCTCAGCGCT